AAGGATTGGGATCACCTCGATCGCTGCAGGCGCCTCGACACAACCGCCGCCATAGCTGCGGAGGCCCCCCCGCAGCTATGGCGCGCCTCCGATGATGGCCCCGCCTATCTTGTCCAGGCGCGCGCCTATCATATCGAAAAGCGAAAATCGTGCCCCGGCACGGCGCACACCGACACACTGCAAAAATACCCCAATGGCCGAGGCAAAAGTCCGATGGCCGACGCCGACGCCATAGCGGATAAGCATATCGCCGCCGGCGAATGCCTGATCGAGATGCCGGTCGATCTCACCACGGCCAGCACCACCTTCATGTTCAGCTTTGAAGACGAAGACATCTACGACAAGGCGTCGCCGATGCGCGATACGCAGTTCAGCTCGAACCAATTGACGGTCTATGCCGCGTCGGCCGCGGGAAGGGCGATCGTGTATCGCCATACCTTGTCGAACTATGCCTATCTTCCCGTGCTGGCGCCGGCCGCCACGTTCGACTCAGCCAGCTTTTTTGCCGATACGTCGAGTGAAACGGCCAGCCTGCTCGATCATATGCGTAGCGACATCGGCTTGAAGCTTGCCGACCCGTCCGTCGCCCAGGTCGATTTCAACGAAGCCGTGACCAACGCCCTGGATAATCCCGATCTCGACTTCATCAGTCCGAACTGGAATATTGTCCGGGACTATCTGGCGGCGCTCAAGGCCAAGGGGCTGCATGGGCTCGATGCCCGCGACGCCCGTCTACTGGCTCGGGTGGTCGCCGACAAGCGGATCACCATCCAGTTGCAAGACCTTGCGGAGGTCGTCAAGGCCAATCCGCAGGCTGGTTCCGTGCTGGCTGAGCCCTTGCTTACGGCGTTAAACAGCTTTCCCTACGAGGTGCAGTCCAACGATCATGCCCGGGAGCTGGGGAATGACGAAGAGCGCAAGATGATCAGCCAGCAAGGGGGCGACCATGACGATCTGCTCAATGCCGGAAGTGTGCGGCTCGACAACATCGTGGCGGCAATGGACGCGCTTGACGATACCAGTGTCAAGACGCAGTTGCCGCTTTATCGCGAATTGGCCGGCAACCGGTATCGCCTTCAGATCTACCCGGCGATTGTCGAACACATGAACCTGCTCACGCCGGCCGAGGCCCTTCCGACCTTACGGCGCCTGATCACGCCGAAGCCCGTGGCGAGGCAATATCAATCGTATCAGGCTTATCCGCGCTTGTCGGCACTCAGGGCGGCCTGTCGCATGGGCGATGCCGCGGCGCCGTTGATTCCGGACCTGGTCGGCTTTCTTAAAACGACACCGGAACCGGAAACCGATGGCGACAATGCCGGCGGTGCCGAAATCGCCTGGGCGATTCTGACGCATTTTCACCAGGCCGAAGGCCTGGCCGCGCAGTTCCATCCCGGCAAGGCCTATACGACGCTGATGGCGTCAGGGCGCCTGAATTGCCATGGTTGGTTATATCCGCCGCTGCATGGTGACGCCGGGTAGGCGTGGTTTTGTTGTTTGTCTTTTGCCCTATGGCCGAGTTGGTGACAGCTCTGCCCGGGGAGGGCGCGTGGCGGGTAGCTGTTGCGCCATGACCTTCGGCTGAGCAAAACCCAACCGCCGTCCCCCCTCCAACCACGCCCTCCGGGCGCGGTCACCTGTCCCCGTAAACGGCTATCAGATTCACATGTCTGCCTCCCCTTCCATGCAAGCGCAGCGGGGGATCGAGCCCCGTTGGCAGTGGCAGAGAGCGCGCAAGCGCTGGATGACGGAAGGGGCGATTCTACCGGCGCTAGGCCCCCTCCGTCACGGGGCTTCGCGCTCCGCACTCGCTCCCGCGCCACCTCCCCCGCTTCGCCAAGAGGCTCGCATGGGAGGAGAGGCAGATGTGTGAGCACGATAGCCGTAAACGAGGCGAGTGAAAAAAAATGAGTAATTCCCTTAATTTTGAAGGAGTAAGCGCATGGCCGAGGCCCCGCTGAAAGAGAACGACGCCGTCGAGGCGGTCGAGAATCTGCCCGATTCCGATGAGGACGCGCAGGATACCCAGCCGCCGCAGGACGAGGCGGATGACGACGATGACCAGGACGGCGACGATCAGGATGACGACGACGACGCGATCAACGCGCCGCACTGGTGGGACGCGGAGGCCAAGCAGGCCTTCAACGACATCCCCAATACCCCGGCGGCGCGCGATTATGCGCGCAAGATCCAGCAATATGTCGCCGAGGCCGAGGCCAAGCGCGAGGCGGTGACCCAGCGCATGAAGGCCGACGCCAAGGGCCACGGAGACGCCCTGCGGAGCGCGCTTTCCAGCCTGAACGGGGAGGCGCCGGGTGAAATCGACCAGTTCCACAAAGACTACGGCGATATCGACTGGGCGCAGATGCCGCAGTGGGCCCAGGACAATCCGGCCGAGGCCGCGTCCTTCTTCGCCGAATACCATGGCCGTCGCGGCCGGGTCGAACAGATGCTGCATGCCAAGGCCGTGGCCGAGCATGTCGCCAATGACGCCTTCGGTCGCGAGCAGGGCGCGCGTCTGCACGAAATCGCGCCGGACCTGGCCCAAAATCCCGATCATCTTCGGGCCCTGGGCGAATATGCCCGCAATAGCGGTCTGCCCGCCGAGGCGATGAAGCAGGCCAGCGCCGACCATCTGGTCATTCTGAACAAGGCGCGGCTGTGGGACGAGGCGCAAGCCCGCGCCGCCGCCGCGACCAGGACACCGAAGCCGCAAACCGGTGGCCAAAAGACCGTCCGCCCCGTGGCGGCCCAGGTTTCCGGCACCCATGCCCAACGCACCTATGCCAGCGCCAAGGATCGCGCCTTCAAGTCGCGCAACGACGATGACGCCGTCGCCGCGATCCTGGCCGGTGGGTTTTAAAGAGAGGATTTAACACATGTCTGCCAATGCAAATTCGACCACCACGATCGTTACCGTCGGCAACCGCGAGGATCTCGACGATATCGTCACCCGGGTCGTCGCCGACCAGACGCCGTTCACGGCCTCGATCGGCACCGTTACGGCCAAGCAGCCGTATCATGAGACCCAGACCGAGACCCTGGCCAACGCGTCGGCCACCAATGCCGCCCTGGAAGGCAATCAGAATTTCCAGGCCATCCAGGCGCCCAACCTGACGGCGCGTATCGGCTGTCGTTTGCAGATCATGACCAAGGTCGGCGAGGTTTCCGGCACTCAGGAAGCCACCGTCTCGGCCGGCCGCGCGTCGGAAATGGCGCGGCAGAAGCTGCTCAAGGGCAAGGAACTGGCGCGCGACCGCGAAATGCGCTTCATCGGCAACTATGCGTCGAACGCTGAATCCGGCGGCACCGCGCGCAAGACCGCCGGCGCCCTGGCGTGGCTTCAGACCAATACGTCGTTCGGCTCGGGCGGCTCGGCCGGCGGGTTTGCGTCCAACGATGTCGCCGCGGCGACACCGGGCACGGCGCGGACCTTTACCGAGTCGCTGGTGAAAAGCGTGCGGGCCACGGCGTTTGCCAATGGCGCCACGCCGACGGTGGTCCTGGTGCCGCCGACGCAGAAGCAGCAGTTCTCGGCCTTTACCGGCATCGCCGATATTCGCGCCGACGTGTCGGGCCGCGACCAGGCGACCATCTATGCCGGGGCCGATGTCTATGTCGACGATTTCGGCGCCATGACCATCGTGCCGCATCCCTATGGCTTCGCGGCCGGGGCGGCGCTGATCTATGATCCGTCGAAGTTCAAGCGCGCCACCTTGCGGGCGATGACGACGGAGCCCCTGGCCAAGACCGGTGACGCCACGGCGTTCCAGGTCATTCTGGAAGAGGGGCTGCTGTGCCAGAACGAAAAGGCCCACGCGGCGATCCACGCGCTGCAGTAAGGCGCCCCTGGCCGGGCGCCCCCCTCCGCAAAGTGACCCCTCCGTCGCGGACTTCGCCTTCGGCGAGCGCCGCGCCACCTCCCCATTTTAACAAAATGGGGAGGAGAAGGCGGCGCGTTCCCCCCCATATCGAGAGATTCCCATGCCTGAAACGTTGAAAACTACCGGCGTCGCCGAAGTTGCGCCGAAGCGGAAGTTCGCCCGCGACCTCAATCCCGAGCCGGCGGAGCCCGTTGTACGCTGTCGTGTCACGCGGCGCGGCGCCGACAAGATCAGCACCGGCCGCCACGAGCCGATGCTGGGCGATGAAACCTATGCCGAGGGTGAGATCGTCGACCTGGCCCTGTCGATCGCCCGCGAACAGCAGGACGCCATAGATGCCGCCGGGCAGCCGCGCGGCTATGTCGAAATCCTCAGCTGATGGCGGATCTCGGGGGTAGGGCGATCAGCGGCGATTTTACGCCGCTGTGGACCGGCGAGACCGGCATCAAGGTCTCCATGCGCATCGAGGCCGACGGCACGATGCATGTCCTCAAGGAACAGGCGCTGGCGCCGGTGTTCGATGCCACCGCCGCCATGCGGACCCACAATGACGGGTATAATGCCGCCCGCGATACCCGCCGCGTCGCCCATCTGCCGCAGATCTGGATCGACCATTGTCGCGCCGTCGAAGGCTGGGACCCATTGAGTCATGAGAACCATGACCGGTTGGCGAAGGTGCTGAATGATGGGGATTACGCGTATCTGCGGACGGCCGAGGGGCGGGTGGGGTATGCCAATGGAGTGCTGCGCTGATGGCTTTGAATTCCTATGCCGCGCTGAAGGACAGCGTTGCCGCCTGGCTTAATGAGGCGGATCTGGTGACGCGGATCCCCGACTTCATTGCCCTGGCCGAGGCGGTGATCAATCGCCGCGTCGATCATCGCCAGATGATGGGCGTGGCGACGCTGGGCTTCACGGAGGGGCGCGCCGCATTGCCTGGTGATTTCCGTGCGGTGAAGGCGGTGAAGGCCGGTGACCGGCGGCTGGAATTCATCACGCTGGACGCCTGGGCCGCCGGCGCGGTGCACCAGCGCTATACCATCGCCGGGGATTATGTGCTGGCCGATCCGGCGGTGGCGACCTCGACCCTGTATTATAGCCGCCAGATCGATCCGCTAAGCGAGACCGGCGGCAACTGGCTGCTCGATGCTTTTCCCGACGCCTATCTCTACGGCGCGCTCAGCCAGGCCGCGCCCTATGTCGAGGACAGCGATCGCGCCGCCACCTGGGCGCAGTTGTTCGACAAGGCAATCACCGAAATCAATGCCGACGGCCAGGCGCAGGCCTTCGGCGGCACGCTTCAAATGCACACTGACGCGAGGGCGTTCTGAACATGGCCTTTACCGACTACACGACCTTCCAGGCGGCGATCGCCAACTGGCTTAACCGCAGCGACCTCAGCGGCGCCATTCCGGACTTCATTCGCCAGGCCGAGGCGACGTGCAACAAGGTCCTGCGCACGCGCTACATGATCAAGGAGGCCAGCGTGTCGATCGCTTCCGGCGCCGACCGTGTGGCCTTGCCCGTCGACCTGATCGACGTGCTGTATGTGGTCAACAGCGCGTCGGCCGTCGAGACCTTGGTCAAGCAGGTCCCCGACTGGATGGCCAAACAGCAGAGGCTGCGGCTGAAGACCGCCGGCACGCCGCTCTATTATGCGGTGATCGGGGCCAATCTTCTGGTTTGTCCGGTGCCGAATGCCGACAGGACCTATAGCATTTCCTATTACCAGGAAATTCCGGCGTTGTCGGCCGACAATGGGTCGAACTGGCTGCTGGTCCATCATCCCGACATCTATCTGTACACCGCCCTGATGCACGCAGCACCCTACATGGCCGACGATGCGCGCAGCGAGCTGTTCGGGCAATCCATCGTCAAGATGGTGCAGTCGCTGATCGCCAATAACCAGACCACCACCCTGGAAGGCCAGGACTATAACGAGTTCAAGGGGTAGATCATGGCGACCATACCGACCACCCATTACGGCTGGGGGATGCCGGTCGACGGCGGTGATTTCGACAATTGGGGCGTCGACCTCAATGCGGTCATCCAGGCCGTCGATACGCAGGTCCATGCCAATGCCGCGACCGCCGCCGGCTATACGGACGCTGCCCAGGCGGCCGCCCAGGCGGCCGGGCTGGCGGTCGCCAACAATTTGAGCGACCTGGGCAACCTGGCCTCCGCGCTCGGCAATCTGGGTTTGACCGGCACGTCGGGCGGCAGCGGCTGGGGCGGCGGCTGGACGATCCGCATTCCCGTCAATATCGGCGGCATCGTCCAGGGCGGCGTGGCGACGACCATCGCGGCGGACAGCACCACGACGGTGACCTATCCGACTGCCTTTCCCAATGCCGTGTGGGGCATATATCCGTCGCAGCGCATCTCCGCCTTCGACAATACCAAGGACAATGTCACCCTGATCATCGGCACGCCGACCAGGACCCAGGCCGTGCTGGCCAATAACCAGGTCAACGGCAATGCCACAATCGACATCCCGTGGTGGGCGGTCGGTTACTAGAGCGTTTTCCGATCTGATTGTATCAGATCGATGCCCTAGTTCTTTGCTTTTACGCACTTTTTAATCCGAAAAGTGCGTCACACTTTTCGGAAAGTGCTCTAATGGCGTACATCGCGCTGGACATACCGCCGGGCCTGTACCGCACAGGGACGGACTACCGGTCGAAAGGCCGCTGGCTGAGCGCCAACCTGTGGCGCTGGTTCTCGGGCGAGCAGAGGCCGGTCGGCGGGTGGGTCGTGAAATCGATCGGCGGGCTGAGCGGCAAGCCGCGCGCCATGGCCGGCTGGAAAAGCAATGCCGCCAAGCTGTGGGGCGCCGTCGGCACGCATAGCCATCTGTATGCCATGACGTCGGGTGGCTATCTCTACGACATCACGCCGGTGGGCTTTGCCGGCGGGCGGCCCGATGCCTCGACCGGCGGCGCCTATGGTGACGGCCCCTATGGCCGGGGAGAGTACGGACGCGGGCAGAATACGGCCGATTCCGTGACGGCGGATGCTTCGGTGTGGTCGCTGGATACGTGGGGCGAGGATCTGATCGGCGTGATGGCCGAGGATGGCCGGATCTATCAATGGACGCTGGACATCTCGACACCGGCCCAGGTGTTGGCGGGCGCGCCGACGGCGGCGGCGGTGGTCGTCACGCCCGAACGCATCATGATGGCGCTGGGGGCCGGAAACGATCCGCGCCTGGTGCAGTGGTCCAACCAGGAGGACAATACCGACTGGGCGGAAAGCGTGACCAACTATGCCGGCCAGTTTCCGCTGCAGACGGTCGGCAAGCTGATGTGCGGGCGCCGGGTATCGGGCGGCACGCTGCTGCTGACCGATGTCGATGCGTGGCTGGCGAGCTTTCTGGGTCAGCCCCTGGTCTACGGGTTCCAGAAGATCGGTTCGCAATGCGGCATCGTCAGCCGTGGCGCCGTCGTGACCACGGACGTCCAGGCCTTCTGGATGTCGTATAACGGCTTTTGGACGTTCAACGGCTATAGCCAGCCGCTGTCGTGCGACGTGCACGACTATGTGTTCTCGGATCTGAACGCGGCGCAATTGTCGAAGGTGAGCGCGGTGCACGTCTCGGCCTTCGGCGAGATCTGGTGGTTCTATCCGTCGTCCGCCGCTATCGAGAACGATCGTTATGTCGTCTATAATTACCGCGAAGGTCACTGGAATTTCGGGGCGCTTAGCCGGTTGTGCGGCATCGACAAGGGTCCGTTTCCCTATCCGATGATGTGCGACGGCGGCGGCACGGTATGGGACCATGAAAACGGGGTCGATCACGGCGGCATGACGCCGTTTGCCGAGAGCGGACCGATCGAGCTGGGCGGCGGCGACCAGACGGTGATGGTGCGCAAGATCATTCCGGATACCCGGAACCTGGGTGACATCGAGGTGACGTTCCACACCAACATCTATCCGACTGATGACGGGGCCGGCGTCGGGCCGGTTTCGATCGCGGCGCAGACCGACGTCCGGTTTTCGGCGCGGACGGTGCGTGTCCGGTACGATGCCGGCGCCGATGCAGACTTTCGCGTCGGCACGTTTCGCTTCGAGATTACGCCGAGGGGGTTGCGATGAAATTGCCGCGGCCAAGGGCGGTCTATGACCCCCAGGATGAGGCGCAGGCGCGGGCGGCGATCGAACAGGCCGATGCGCAGAATGTAAAGCGTGGCCAGGATGTCGAACTGGCCGGCGGCGCGGTGCTGATCCTGACGGATACGGTGACCGGGGTGCGGGTAAAGGTCACCGTCGCCTCGGGCGCCGTCGTGGTGACGCCGGCGTGACGCGGTGGGAGCATGCACTTTGTTTTCTGCCGGAGAATGCGCTGATCCCGCTGGCGCAGGCGAAGGCGCTGGTTCTGAATGGGCAGGCGCAGCTGTGGTGCGGCGAGGCTTGCGCCGGCATCACCGAGGTCAGCCCCGATAATCGCCTGCATATTCTTTTGGCCGGTGGATCGCTGAATGGGCTCATGGCCATGCGCGAAGACGTCGAGGCCTTTGCGCGGGCCATGGGGTGCCGCGCCGTATTTCTGTCCGGACGCCCAGGCTGGCGCCGGATTTTCCTTCGTTTCGGTTACGCCTTCGATGGCGAGGACATGGTGAAACCCTTATGAAAGCATCGACCAGCAAGACGTCGTCGACGACGACCAATCCCGACGCCATCCAGGTCTTCCAGAATGCCCAGGCGACGCTGCCGACCAGCTATAGTCCGGTAACGGGCAGTCAGATCAACGGCTTCATGAACCCCTATACGTCGTCGGTCATCGACGCGACCACGCAGCAGAACAATCAGAACCAGCAACTGGCGCTCAATCAGATCGGCGACCAGGCGCAAAAAGCCGGCGCCTTTGGCGGCACGCGCCAGGGCGTGGCGGAGGCTCTGACGCGGGGACAGTTCGACCTGAACAACCAGCAGACCACGGCCCAGCTGAACAGCCAGAATTACAGCCAGGCGCTGGCGGCGGCGACGGCGCAGAACCAGGCGGAGAACCAGTATCCGCTGGCCGTGCAGGGGCTGCTGGGCCAGCTGGCGGCGGGCACGCAGACGAACAGCACGGGCAAGGCGACGTCGACCACGCTCAGCGTCAATCCGACCCTTTCGACGCCTTTAGGGTCAATAAGCATAGGTGGTGGAGACACGAGATGACTCTTTTCGGCCAGACACAAACTTCGACGCCGCCCCGGCGACCGGCGCCGCCCACGCCCACGAAGCGCGACCTTCTGTCCCAGGTCGGGGATCAGTTCGCGGGCTGGGGCGCGCAAATCGGGCGCGACTACGGCTCGGTGGCCAGGGACGCGACGAACCGGGTCGTCTCGGACTTCAAGCCGGTGGTCGATGCCGATAGCGGCTTTTTCCGCAGACCGTCGCTGAACAGCTACGGTCACATGGCGTCGCAAAACGCTCAGGCGGTTTTCAATCCGCTGCACACGCTGGATCTTCTCAACTACGCCATGTCACCGGTCAACGGCGCTGTCCATGCGGTGGTTGCCCCCTATACGCGACTGGCGGGGCAGGTGGCCTACAAGGCGGGGCTGCCGGTCGGCAAAACCCAGGCGCAGGCCGAGCAGAATGTCGATGCGGCGGTCGGTTTCGGCGGCGCGCTGGGGGCAATGGCGCTGAATCCCGAGGGCGTCTTTGCGGACGCCTTGCCCAAGGCGCCGGTGCGGATTCCGCCAGCCGCCCTGGCTCAGGTGCAGCGGAAATCGATTCAGGACGCGGTCACCAGCCGCCTGCAGGCGGGCGTGGCCAATCTGCACAGCGATCCGCGAACGATCGAGGATCTCTATGACGCCGCCGAGCACGCCCGGGCAACGGGTGCGGACACTGCCGACGGCTTGCGGGCGCAGGCGGATGCAGCCAAACGGGCCTTTGACCAGTTTAACGCTTCGTCGGGGACGGCGTTTGCGCTGCCGACCGCTCGGGCACCGTCTGCGACCTCCGATGGCGCGGATGTTGTTTCGAACTATATGAGCAACGCCCGGTCAATCGGCACGCGCGATGCGGTCAAGGGATTGCTGTCGCAAGGTCCGCTGGATGAGGTCGCATTGGGCAAATGGGCAGGATTGCCCCAGGTTCGGGACGGCATGACCAGCCATTTCGGCGATCGGGGTGGCGCCTTTATGGACGACGTCAACGATGGCGTCGACCAGTTGGGCGCGGCGCGTGCCGATCCCGCCGATGCCGATTCCCGGGCGAAGGGATGGGGGTATGACGCGCTGAACTATGCGCGGGGCAAGATTCCGAGTGATCTACCCATGCCTGTTGTCGGGCCTGTACCTCTTGTCGGCGACGCTGTAAAATGGGCGGCCGGCAAGGGATTGAACGCGCTGTACGATTCGCCGGCCCAGAGCGGGGCGGCGGTCACGCAAGGGTTGGCCGACACGCTGCCGATGGCGGGTATGGCGCAGACAGGCCAACAGCCGCCGGTGGCGCCAGCCGATGATGCGCCGGGCCAGGATTCTTCGCCGCCGCCGTCATCGGCAATGACGTGGCCGCCTTTCCCGCCGTGGTGACCGGCGCTGTTGACGGCACGCTTGACGACACCTTGGCCGCTGACGATAGTGTTCAACTGGCAGGGGAGGGCGGATGCGCTGGCTGGACGAAAAAGTCTCGGACATGGGCCGGGCGGAGTATCAGGCCGCGGCCGTGCCTCTGGGGCGGGCGCTCGTCGCGGATGGGGCGACGGCCGAATGGCTTTTGGCCGAATTGCAGACATGGCAGGCGGTCAACGGTGTAGCGCCTGCGCTTGTCGACCTGGTCTCCAAGCGACCCCAGTGCGGTTACAATACGCTGGCCCTGGTGCAATTGTCGGCGATGCAGAGCCTGGCGGCCAATAGGGTCGCCGAAAGCTATTTCGGAAGGCTTCATATCCGTATCGAGGGCGATGTGCTGCAACTCATCCGCCGCCTGCCGGCGGGCCCTCAGCGATTCACATCCTTGAAAGAGGCGCAGGAAACGGCGCGGGCCGCAGGGAACGACGACCCTGCCAAAGAGGTCGAGCTGGAGGTCGCCACCTTTGCCTACGATTATTTCCACGCCCCTTCGTCCGAACCCTTTCTTGCCGCCCTCGATCGATTCAAGACCGTGGCCGCGCCGGACGTCGTATTGGACGCGCTACGGCTGGGCGCGCGGGATGGGCTTTACGATGGATTTTCCGGCGCCTGGGGCGTCGCGTGGGACGAGCGCACAGGTCCGAATTTCGCCCTTCTGGACGCGTTGAGGACCTCGACCGTCATGCACGAGGGGCTGGTTTCGCTCTTCGGCGCGGCGGGTGAGGCCCTGGTGGCGGGGATCGATAATGAATTGATCCGCCTCCGGAACAGCGAGATAGCGCGCATCGAGGTGGAGCTAAGGCGTTATCCGTTGTTCGGCCGTGCGTCCGCGCGGCAGCTTTTCGGTCATGCCGCGACGGAACTGGCGTGGCCGGCGCTGATGACCATGGCGCTGGTGCCGGTCGATGCGGATCTTATCGCGCGTATTCCATTCCCGCCGCCGTCAGGTGCCGCGGCGCGCCTGCCGGAATTCCAGGTCGTCGCCGGGGGGCTGGCGCGTTCCGGTCCGGTCTCGGGTCGCATCCGGCGGATTTTGCGCCGCTTGCCCCACGTCGTCTTCGATATGAGGGACCGGTTGTCGCCGCTCCAGAGGGGTGCGGCGATCCTGGGGCGTGCCCTGGCAGCCGATGGGATCACGCGCGAAAGCCTGGCCGATGCGCTTCACCAGCGGCAGGTCGCGGGTATGCAGGACATCAGGTTGGCGGATCTGTTGCCGGAACGCGCGCAAGCCACATTGGCGGCTATCCAAAAGGCGGCCGTGGACAGCGGCGTCGCCAACCGAATGGCGCGCAGCTATTGGTACGCGGTGCAAGGCAATGCGGCCGTCGAAAGCCCGTCCGGCTTCGACAAGGTGCGGCTGGAGACGGCTCGCGACATCGGCTTTGACGCCGATCCGATGATGATGGCGCAGGCCGCGCGGTCGGGCGGCCTGCCGGAACGAACCGAGGCCGTGGCCCAGGCCGTGATGACGCTGGTCATATCGCCGGTAAGCGAAGCGACGATCGCCAGCCTGCCGATCGAGCGTCCGAGACGGCGACCGTCTTAATCTCACACCGTTGAATTGGTTTTTCGCCCGCCCGGCTTTCGCCCGGCGGGCTTTTTCATGAGGTTTCCATGTCTTTGGACATCAAGGAATTCAGCAATACGACCGGCACGTCGCCGCATGTACAGCAGCCGCCGACGGGCGGAGCCAGCCTGACGACCGGCGGCACGACGTTTTACACGGTCGGCGGTCCCGGCACGGTCTTCGTCGAGCTGTATGCCAACGGGACCGGGCACAGTTTCACCGTGTCGGACAGCGCGCTGTCCCAGGCGATGCCGGCCGGCGCGCGCCTGATCTACGGCATGCGCAAGGGCGCGGTCGTGACGGTCACAATTTAGGGCCGCAGACGGCAGCCCCCCCGAATTCATAGACATACGGACTTATATTATGGCCAGCCTTATCGACGCTCCACGCGGCGCCGACCTTCTGTTGTCCTACATCTTTCCCGAAACGATCGATCTGGGCGGCCATAGCGCCGTCTTCACGGTCTATGGGGCGCGTAACGGTGAGCCCCTGTTGAGCGTCGATATGACGCCCGGCGCGGCCGGCAGTGCGTTTTCGGCCAGCGGGAACCTGTTGTCGCTTGTCGTGCGGGCGGCCGACATCGACGCGCTGCCGGTCAATGCCGACGACCCCACGGTACCGGCCCTTTTGTGGTTCGACCTGATCGTCACCACGCCGGCGCCGGAGGTATGCAAGCTGTATGGCGGACTGATCCGCATCCTGCCGTTCGGTGCCCAGATGACGGATCGGATACTGGCGCAAGCCGGGGTAATCGAGGTCAGCCTGGGCGGCCAGCCGGTGATCATCGAGGTGGCTGCGTCGGGCTTCGACACGGCGGTTCTGGCCCTGGCGGAAGGGTATGCGGGCGCGGCACTGGACGCGCAGACCACGGCGACGGCCCAGGCCAGCCTCGCGATCGTCCAGGCGGATGCGGCGGCGGGGGCGGCCGGCCAGGCGCTGGGGTCGCAGCAGGCGGCCGGCCGGTCGGAGATCAATGCGCGGCAGTCGGCGAGCGATGCGGCGACGTCGGCGGAGTCGGCGTCGGATCAAGCCGTCGCGGCCGGCCTTTCGGCCACGCACGCCGCCGATTCCGCGGCCGATGCCGGATCGGCGGCGGGCACCGCAACCGGTGCGGCGACGGCGTTGTCGTCGCTATTGACCACGTCGATCGTGCTGCGGCCGCTGGCGATCGAAAGCGGCTATCTGTTTGCCGCGCTGGACGCCAACCAGAGAATGTCTTTCGCGGTCGGGCTGGACGGCAGTTTCAACGCGTTTCGATATGCGGCGAATACGGTGCCGGGTACGGCCCTGATGGCGGGCGCGGTGACCACGACGGCGCTGTCCGACGGCACCGTGACCGCGGGCAAGCTCGACACGGCCACGGTCGGCCAGTACCTGCCCAAGGTCCTGGCCGCGGAAAGCGGCTATGTCTGGGGCGTCGTCGATGCGGCCAGCCGGATGGCGATGGGCGTCCGCAGCGACGGGACCTTCACGGCCGCCAAGATGGTCCTGGCTGCACAGAGCGTCGATTTCGGACAATTGGCGCCCGGTCTGTCGAGCTATGTCGCCAAGGCGCTGTCGCCGGAAAGCGGCTATGTGTGGGGTGTGGTCGACGCGGCGGGCCGGGTCGGGCTGGGCCTGCAAACCGACGGCACGGTAGTGGGCAAGGTGTCGGGCCTTTTGTCGGCGGGATCGGTGACGACGACCTATATCGGCGCCGGCGCGGTCAGCGAAGCCAAGCTGGACGGGCCGGTGCAGCGTCTGGCCATGCCGCACGTCGGTGACGTGGTGGAGGTGGCGCCCGACAAATGGCGGGGGCAATACGGCACGGTGGCTGTGCGGACCTCGACCGAGGGCACGCTCTGGACGCGCTTTCCCAGCCTGATGACGCACACGCTGCGCGGCAAGAACCTGAGCGGGACGCCGATCCAGTTCCGCAAGAGCGCGGGCCTGCTGTTTCGCGGGCTACGCGACGGCGGCGCCTGGACGCCGGTGGCCAATGCCGTGGTCGGTTCCAGCAATTATATAGGCAATCTGGCCGCGGGGTTCACGACGCCGGCGACGAGCGGCCGTTCGGCCGGGGACTATTACCGGGTAATCGGGGTGACGACGACCAGCTTCGACAGCCAGGCCCTGTTGTGCGGGGACCTGGTGGTGTTCGACGGGACGAACTGGCGCGCGCAATTGGCGCCGCGCTACGGCAGCGGGGCGGCCGCGCCGCAGAACAACCGCCTGGAGGGCGATTTCTGGACGGTGTCGGCGGCGGCCACCTTCGACGGGGTCGCCTATGCGGTTGGCGACAAGATCGTTCATATCGGCTTCGATTCGCTGTCGGGCAGCGGGGCGGCGTTGTGGACCAAGGGCCGGCCAGGGGTGGGCGAGCTGTTCTACAAGGGGGAGTTCGCGCCGGGAAGCGTGGCCCTGCCGGCGTCGCCCGCCATGGGGGATGTCTACCAGGCGTCGGCGGCCGGCACGGATGCGACGACGGGTTTCGTCTTCGCCACGGCCGACTATGCCCTCTTCGATCATTATGCGACGTGGGGCAAGGTGGTGTCGGACACGATCACGGCGGTGCCGGCCAATGCCATGATCCCCGGGTTTTCGTGCGTCGCCAATGCCAGTGAGTGGGAGGTCCGGCGCGCCGACAAGTCGGCGACGGTGACGGGGGTGGCGCCGACCGTCCTGCATCAGACCGCGCCGCGGCGCAGCGTCGACACGGTCCTGTTATTGTCGGACTCGATGTTCGGGGTACCCAATGTCCAGGGGCAGCTGGCGCCTCTGGTCGCGCCGCGATCGGTCAACCTGATCACGCGGGGCGGGGGGATCAGCCGCAATGTGCTGTCGACCTACGAATGGTATGTCGCGACCCAGGCCGATCCCTATGCCGGCGAGTTCACCTTTATCTGGCAGGGCCAGAACAACCAGCCCGCCGCCGTCGGGGATGCGGCGTGGTGCCAGGTCCTGGAGACGGCGCTGGAGCTGCGGAGCTTGCTGGGGGTACGCGATCGGCGGTTCTGCTTCCTGTCGATCCTGGGTATCGACCAGATGACGTTCGACGGGACGCGTATCCATGTCACCCAGCACGAGGCGATGTTCGCCGGCGCCGCCCAGAACCACGTGCTGTGGCAGCTGGAGCAGTGGTACGCGACGATGTTCCCCGGCCAATGGTTGTCGCC